CAAGATTCTATTTCTTTTAGTGTTCCAGAAGAAGGTAGTGAAGTTCGTATATCGTTTCCGACTAAAGATAAAAATGCACCTTATTATAGTGGTTGTGAATTAAATGAAGGAAATAAATGTACATTCTTTGATGAAGGTTATCCTAATTGTTATGGTTACAAAGATAGTGTAGGAAACTTTGTTAAGATAAATAAAAAGACAGGTATTACTAATTTACAACATCAATCTACGGTAAATGTTGAAATACTTGAAGATGGAACAACAACATTTACTACCCCAAATGGTCAGTTCTGTACTATAGACCCTAAAGGTAATATTACTGCTGAATGTGGTACTATTGCAATTAAAGGTAAAGGTTATTTTACTTATGATAATGGTAGTACATCTGTTTCATTTGAAGGTGGTGGTGTTGAAGTTAAAACTAAAGGACCTATAACACTGGAGCCAGAAGGTGTTACAACAATAAGAGGTGATTTATTAGTTACTGGTAATATCTGTTCTGAAGCAGCCAGCAGTACAATAGCATTCCCTTTAATGGGAAGTCCTTTAGTGTTCTCTAATGGATTATTACAGGCACCATAGGAGGATTAAATGGGACTTGATGTAGCAAAAGCATTTGGATATTTAGATAAATTTGAAACAGCCTTAGATGGTCTCCAAGGCTGGCTTGATAACACATTTGAAAATATTAGTATATATGGTCAAGAAGGTGTTGATGCTGTATGTGCATGGGCAGGGGCATGGGCTTCTTATAAAATTGCACAAATTGAAGCAAAAGTAGTTCAAGGATTACATGGTGCATTCATGGGTGCTACAGACGCTATGAGTATTGGTGCACCTATATATGCTATTGCTAACGGTGCTATTTCTGCAAATCCAATGGATTTATTAACAGGTATATTAAAATTAGCATTTCCATGGGTTCCACCAACTATAGATGCTATTCAAACATTAGTACAAGTCCCTTTGAAATTAGTTAGTATATCATCAAAAATAGCTTCTCTAGCTTCCTACAGACCACCTGTAACAGCTCCGGGAATTAATTTAAGTGCATTTCATATTAAAGTTAAACCACCATCAATGGGTGATGTAATGTCTGGAACTTTTCCTATACCTCCAGTTCCACCACCTTTCACAGAGTACATGAAAAGTTGTATTGCTCATACCAAGGAAAATATACAGAAGAAAAAAGAAGAAAAAATAGCTCAAATGTCAGAAGAAGATAGAGACATTTTAGCGGAAAAACAAAAGAGAGCACAAGAACGTAAAGAAAAAGCTAAAGCAAGAAAAATTAGAATTGGGGGTAGTGCTAATTCTACAAATGTTCAGGCTAACTCTAGTGGCAACAGCTACCTCTCTTAATACATTACATTTTAATATGTATGACAATAACAACTGCAAAAGATTATATTAATAGTGACTTAAACGTGAGGTTACCACATGTTTCCCCACAAGATTCTGCTGTCATTGTAGATAAAGAAGCTATATTACAATCTATATACAGGTTATTTGAAACAGAAGAAGGTGAAATACCTTTTTATAGAAAATATGGTTTAAATCTTAAACAGTTTATACAACAACCTTTAAACGAATCTTTAACTCGTGATGTAGATGATTATGTTAGAGGTAAACTTGAACTTTTTGAACCAAGAGTAGAAGTTGTAAAATCATATGGCGTAACTGATTATAATCACAGTGCTATTATGCTTCAATACTGGGTAAGATTAAAAACTACTGGAGAAATAGTTAACTTAGCACCTTTGCGTGTACCTGTAGGATAAGAATAATGGGAATATCTTTAGATTCGCTTTCAATTACATCAGCTTTTAATAGCATATTAAATTTCTTTAAATCACAAGAAAATAACTCTAAATGGAAGGATTTATCAACTGGTTCAGAGGGTATTTTCTTAATTCGTATGTTAGCTAATATTCTTTCAAATATCAGCTATCGTTTAGTTACAGCTCGTAGAGAAAACTATATTACTACTGCTAACTTACTTTCGTCTTCATTGGGTATTGCATTAAACCTTGGTTATTCAGCACATAGAGGTACTAACCAGAAGAGAAAGATTGAATTTGAAGCTAATAGTGACTACATTGTCCCTTCTCATACTGTTATTGGTTCTTATGATGGTGATTATGACGTTATTTATGTTGGTGATTTAGACCCAGACACACACTTACGTCAAGGTTTAATTCTTACAGGACCATTAGAACTTGATATAGTTAGAAGTGTTGACTCATTGACCAGAACTATTGTTATAAATTCTGATGTATCAGATGAAATATCTGTTGGTGAGTTTATTGACTTAGAAGGAACAGGAACACCAGATGGTCGTTATACTATTGCTTCTATTAACACAAAAGCTATAGGTAATAATACTTATACTTATGTTATGACTGCTGAACCTATATCTGGTAGCTATGTTAACCCCGGAAATGACCCTGCTAAAGCAATAAGAGTTGTTATTCAAGATTTTAAAGTTGTTATAGGTAAATTAAAAACTATAACATGGACTGCTGGTACTTCTAAAGTTCAACCATTTACTAGATTTGAAGAAGGAATATCTGAAGACTATATACTATATCTTGATGGTGAAGAAGTTCCAACATCTAATATTGTTAGGGATTTGAAAGAAGATATGTATTTAGTTCGTACAAATCCTTATTCTTCTGTTGATATTTTGTATTTAAACAATATGTCTACAGCACAACATAAATATGGTTCTGAATCTGTATTTACTTTGAAATATATAGAATCAGCAGATGTTGAAACAAGAGAATTTGATGCCAACATGTCTGGTTATGGTACAATTAAATCTACGGTAACTATTAGCCAATATACACCGTTTGAAAAAATAGACGATATTAAAGTTAATGCTCCTGTTGACCACGAAGTTCAGCACTTAATTCGTTCTAAAAAAGACTATACTAGACGTGTAAAACAAATATTACCAAATATCACTGAAACTTCTTATCAAGCAGTAACTCCAACTTATACAGTTATTACTTATTTGAAAGATGATTGTACAACATTAGAAAATCAAGAAGTTGAAAAGGTTAAAGGTATATTAACCAATGAAAACTATTTTGGTACGCCTTTACCAGATATTTCTCACCCAAGTAGAGAAGTCGTAAATATCACTATTAAAGTATATATCACTAATAAATTAATTGATTCAAATGATATCAGATATGATATAGATAATATTATTAAATCTAATTATGCTAAATATTTGAACCAAACATTTGATACATATACATTAGAAAGATTAATAGAACAATTAAGTTATGTTAAATGGGCACGTGTATCTGTTGATTCTGGGGAATGGACTTCTCGTGGTGTTATTGATTTAGGTAGTATTATTAAAGTTGGTGGTACTTATTATAAAGCCAGCAAAATATTAGGATATTCTGGTGGTACAGAACCTAATTGGAATATACCTTTAAATACAAAACCGTTAGGTGTTGACCTTGATGAAGTATATGAAACTAAAGATGGTAATGTTATTTGGAGAGCATATAAAAGGCTTGATGTAGAAGATATTAAAGAACATAAAACTGGTACACAATATGGTATTGGTGATTATGTATATGTCCCTTCATTCCCTCATTTTATGTTTAAATGTATTGATTTATTAAAATCAAGTGGTTCTTCTTCAATAGATACTACAACAACCGAAAAAGGTGATTTTATTATAGACGGTGAGTTAGTTTGGGTATGTAAAGAATACAACGCTTCTTATCCAACCAGATTAACAGCTTATCCATATAGAATGGGTGCTTCAGCTAATATAGGCTCTAAATCTTTTGAAGTTATAGGATATGTAGGTAAAACAGGATATACAAACCCAGAATTTGAAAAAGTTGATTACGATATTGTTAACTGGGTTGTTCCTAAACCTATTGTTGACTTTACATTATCGCCTTATGGTTATTTTGAATTAGAAGGTGACCAAACTGAATATTATAGAGTTGGTTCTCAAGTTCTTGCATATAAAGATAAAGATACTGAAGAAACAGCTCAACCGTTTACGGTTTTATCAAGAAGTACAGATAATGATACAACAAAAGTTTATGTAACTACATCTATTGGTGAATATATTCGTTCTGTACACGTAGAATCTTATGGACCTACTGGAAGTGGAAATACATCTTTATTCACTGTTGCAGGTGATAGGACTGGCATGTTTAAAGTTGGTGACACAATTAAAGCATTAGGTGATTCTATAGATGGAACTCAAACAAGTATTACTACATCTTATACATATAACATTATTGACGTTAGAGTTGTCCCAAATGCAAGTAATACAGGTGTAAATACTGAAATAATGATAAAAGATAAATTATCAAAAGATGTTACTTATCATACTTTGATTGAAGCATCTTATACAAGATTATCTTGTGCACCTGAATTAAATAACTCTTTCTGTGTAGAAGGTGATGTAACTCAATTTTTTGAAGAAGGTGACATTGTAAAAACTAAAACAGATGAAGATATAGAAATGACCTATACTGTTAGTTCTTCAACTTACAGTAGTATGTATAATGTTACTTATATTCACGTAGTTCAAACTATTTCACGTAATGCTAACTATCGAATTATTGCTCCTGCATGGCAAGGTACAACTGATGGTGAAGTTAAATGGAGTATTCTTGAAGACATAAATCATATCATATATGGTTGGGATGTTTATAACGATATTAATACAAAGATAATGTTACAATACTAAGAGGGATAAATGCTAGATAGTTCAGTATCATATTTTTTATCAAACTATTGGAGGAATGCACCACTCTATGCAGAAAAGATTATTCCTCTATTAGACACATGCTTATCAAGCAACTACGCTCTTTCTGATAAAGTATCAAACGCTTTCTTTGAGTTAATAAATAAATATCAGAATACGGCTGAATTACCATTGGAAAACTTAAAGGAATTCATAAGAGAACAGGGTTATGGTTATATATTAGACCTTGTTATCCAGAATGAAGAAAGTGTTAAGGCATTATGGTATATACTTGTATTAATACATAACTTAAAAGGTAGCAAACAAGGTATATTATTGGTTTTAAGTTTATTTGAAAATAACTTTGACCCTAGTAAAACTAAAATAGAACAGTGGTATGAAACTATTCCTGTTGGAAAAGAAAATACGTTCACTTTAGAATCTACTATTGACGTATCTAAAATGGGTGATGGATTTTTCAAGAATTTCCAAACATTTGTATCTAATTATGTTTATCCAGAACTATTGGCTTTAAAAGTTAACTATGCTATTGATGGCAGAATTACTTATAGACCTTATTCAAGAGCTAAATTTACTTGTGAAGTTAAATTCCATAGTGCTGATACATATAGTAATGGATTTGCAGATGATAGTTATTTAAGGTATCCGTATGATGGTGGTCCTGCTAAAGATTTTCTTACAACAGTATCAACATATCATTTCTTATTAAAGGGTGATTTAAACTCTGAAGATTCAGATTTGAAATTAGGTGATAATTTCTTATATAACTCTGTATCTCATACTTATATTGCTGAAGATTTAAGTTTAGCTATTGGTAGATACAAGTTACTTGAAGTTTTAAGCACAGAAAACATAGCTGGTCAAATATATACACATGTTAGAGTAAAAGACTTTTTAGGCGAAAGTGAATTGTTACTTAAAGGTGATTTAACAAGTCCGGGGGCAAATCTACATGTTGGAGATAGGTTTGCATTTAATTCAGAAACAAATATATATGTCAAAGAAGATTTACCACAAACTTATGGTATTTATCAATTAATAGGAACATATGATACTGAAGAAATTAATGGCGAAATTTATACTAATGTAGCAGCTCAAGATGTAGTCAGAGATATGATTTCATATATAGAATATGAATTACCTTTAATAGGAGATATTTCTGATTTACCTAAATATACAAGATTTCAATATGACCCAGATACTAAAGATTATATAAAAGAAGATTTAACTCTTGAAACTCCTATTTATGGTGATTATATGTTTATTAGAACAATTAGTTCCGAAGAAATAGACGGAATATTATATACTAATGTAATAGCAGAAAAACCTGTAGAGGGTGGTTGGGTTTAAGATGGAGATTAAACATGGCTAACTTAAATGACGAACAAATTATAACATTATTAGAATATTTATTTACAAATATGAATAACCTTGATAGGTTATATTATGATATGTTTATAAATACAAAGCCAATGGACCTTTCATTGGAAAGATATAATGAAGATGGTATTAAAGAAACATATACAATACCTAATAGAGCAAAGGATAAATTAACTGTTCTTCAAGGTAAAAATACTCCAGAAGGGTATGTAGATTCTGGTGTAGGTCACATGTACTTTGATACATTGAATAATGAAATCTATATTAAGATGACAGATAGCGGAACTTATGGCTGGACAAAAATAATGACACAGGCTACTTTTGTTCCCGGCGAAGACTATTTAAGACCAGATGGCTCCGCAGCCCACTTGACAGATTTGTCTACTTCATCTTTTGATATTGGTTTGTTAAGAACTGATGTAGGTGGTACTGGTACTACAGGTTTAACAGGTATTATAAAAGGTCAAGGTTATGGTGAACCTTATACTACTGCTAAACCCCATATAGATTATATGGCTCCAGATGACTTTATTGGCATGGTTGCATTATTCCCTATTGATAACGCTAATATTCCTACTGGTTGGTTTAAGTGTGATGGTGCAGCTTTAGCTAAAGCTGATTATGCTAAATTATATGAAAAGATTGGTGATAAATATGCTGGTGACGCAGGAAACGCTAATATTCCAAGTACCCACTTCGTTTTACCTAATTATAATACATATTATTTAAGATGTAGTACAGCAAGTACAGTCAGTACGGCAATAATAGACCCAGCAGTTCCAAACTTAAAAGGTTGGTTCCAAGGTGCGTCTACATTAGCAAGTTCAGCTAGTTGTGACGACACATTATTTAAGAAAAAAGGAATGACAGCTAATATCCCTGCTGGTGGTGATGCAAATAATACTTATGAATTCAATGCTAGTAGATATAATTCTATTTATAAAGATGGTGTAACAGAAGTTACAGTTAAATCAAGATATATAATGCCTTGTATTTATGCTGGACCTATATCATTAAGTTAATAAAGGAGAAAAATAAATAATGAAAGTATATTTTTATAACCCAGATACATACGAATATGTTGCTATTGCAGAGGCTGATTTAGACCCTGTTGCTACTTTTAGGGCTAAAAAAGAAGTATATTTAAAACCAGCATTTTCAACTTTTATTGAACCTCCTAAAGTTACAAAACCACAGAAGGTTGCTGTATTTAACGAAGCAAAGAATGAATGGGAAATAGTTCCAGACTATAGGGGTTGTATAGTTTATAATATTGAAACCAGACAACCACGTATTTGGGAACAAATTGGTGCAATACCTGTAGGATATACTCTTGAACTAAAACCTAATGTAGTTGAACTGCAAACTCAATATTTAGAAGAGATTGCTGAGAATTTTTATAATTGTATAAATAAAATTAAAATAGATATTCCTAAAACAGGTTTAACTTTTACATATAAATCTATAGAAGGTCTTTTAAAAGAAAAAGAACTTGGTTTGGTTGCTTCAAGAGACGATAATGATAAAGTTTATGCAGGCTTGACAAGTGAACAATATGATGATATAATTAAATATCTGAAAGTTTATGGTCAGTTAGCATATATGGCTAAATGGACTTTAGAAAATTCTATAATGAATTGTAAAGATGTTGATATACTAAAAACATTTAAGGATAAGTTGGATATTAAAGTTAATTTAAAACAGCTAAAACAACTAGTAAAATTATCAGATGAAGAAAGAAATGAATATTTTATTAGTAATGCACAAAACATTAAATAAGTATATTACATTTTATGTTAGTTTCAGTACACGTGTAGAGAGAAACGGAGAATATGAAATAATATGTTTATAAAGAACTATTCAGACGCTGATTTAGTCATTAAATACAACGGTGGAGTAAAAACTTTATACGCTAATGATGTAACATATATAGATGACAATTGGATAACCTTTGCTATGGTTTATTCTATGTTTGGAAATTATGTTGGATTAGTAGAAGGAACCACACCAATTGAAGACTTTTTATTTGATAACCAAACATTAGCTGAAGCAAACAAAGTGTACAAAGTAGTAAAAACAGGACCGGGAGCACCTAGAGTTATGATTCAAGGTGGAAAGGCAACTTTATATTTTGCTGACTTAGTACCTGATGATGTTGACGATATGTACCCTTCGCAAACTTATACTAATGTAGATGGTATAATACTTTTGAATACATTAACAAATTATATTGCTTATAAAACAAGTAATAATGCTAAAGTTGTATTTACTAATTTCAAAGTAGTATAGGAGAAATTTATGCACTACCTGTATTGTGTATCTATAGGAACTTGCATTTGTGGTATTTTAACTTATATAACGGTGGTATTATAAAATGTCTGAAATGTTGAGTGAGCATTTTTCAGTTGATGAATTTGAATTTTCTGAAATTGCAACCGCAAAGAAAATTCCTAATAAAATGAATGCTGTAGAAAAAGCCATGGCAAAGCATACAGCACAATACTTATTGGAAAATATTCGTAAACACTTAAATATTAAATATGTTTCTAAAACTGTTAAAGAAATAACTATTAAAATTACTTCAGGATTCAGGAGTTTAGCCCTGAATCAAGCAGTTGGTGGAGTAAATAAGCCCGGCAATCTCTCACAACATTGTAAGGCAATGGCTTGTGATATAGAAGCTACTATTGTGTATAATAGTGGTAAGAGAAAAGTTATTCCCTATAATGAACTATATGAAACAATTAAAGAATTGACAAAGCAGAAAAAGCTATATATTGACCAATGCATTCAAGAGGCATCTTATAATAAAAATACTAAAAAGTGGGCTTATTGGGTACACGTAAGTTTGCCAGCACAAATATCTATGTGTAGATATCAGTTTTTAAAGTATAATAACGGAAATTATATATTGGATTGCATCTTAAAGTAATTACATTTTAGAATGAAAAATGTAATAAAGTAAGGTGGTTTTATGATAAGAGGAGATATCACATATAAATTAGCAATATATGGTGATGGTATTACCATAGAGTTTAATTCTGAAGAACCAGAAAAACTCATTGGTGATAGGTCCTTATTTGGTATAGACGACCCACAACTTGTTGAAGATATAAAAGCTAAACCATTTATTTTAAAGAGAAATTTACATGTTCGTGTTACTTACAAAGATGATGTTTATGAATTTGTAATACCACGAGGTTTCTGTCATGATGGTGCAAGTATTCCTGCATTTGCATGGTTACTAATTGGGCAAAAGACCGAACCTCGTTTAAAACTGGCTTCTTGTGTACACGATTATATGTGCGAACATCACGTTGTTATAGGTAGTAACAGACGATTATCTACTGAAATATTCATTATCTTATGCGAAGTGTTTGGTAAATTTAATAAAGTAAAGAGACAAGCTATGAGAGTTGCAATTAATCTTCATCAGAAATTATGGTGTGGCTGGGGTAATTAATTATATTTTAATTGGTAAGAGGATTTTTAATAATGGAATTATTTGCAGATATAATAAAAAATGTTAGTGTTATTGAACTCATTATGTTTATTGGGGGTATCGCATTTTTTGCTTCCAAATTAAAAGAGAATAGTGAAGCTAACAAAGAATTATTAAGTAATGAGCTAAAGCATGTAATTCATATTATGGAAATCAATCATAAAAATCTTTCAGACGACATAGCGAGACTTGAGAAAAAACAGGAAGAATCTAATAAAATAAAAGAAAGATTAGCAATGCAAGAAGTTTTAACAGCAGATATTCAATCCATTTTAAGAGCACACATGGCTGACGAGCATAACCATACAATTCACGATTAATTACTTGACAAGTTAAAAATTATATGCTACACTCTTTCATGGAAATATGAAAGGTTTTAAAATGGAAGAGCGAAAGAAAGCATTAATTATTGATTTAAACAATGTGTGGAATAAATACCTTTATGTTAGAAAAGGTAACTTTGCTAATACGGTAATGAGTGTATTACACTTATTTAAGAGCATTTATTATGCTAAAGAGTTTAGTAAAGTATTTGTAGTAGTAGACGGAAAGCCTTGTGCTAAATATGACGAATTTAAAGAATATAAAGGGAACAGAAAGCATAACCCAGATAAATATATTCCTATGAAAGTTTTAGCATCAGTGCTCTGCCAATACTTTGCTGTTGTAGGTGGTAAAAAAGTAGAAGGTGACGAAGTTATAGGTTATTTGGCAACTCGTTTAGCAAAGAAATATAATACTTATATTTACAGTAATGATAAAGATTTTCTTCAATTAATGCAGTTTGGTATTAAAGAAGTAACTAATTTTAAAAAAGGGCATACTGAAGTTATTGTATCTGAAGAAGAAGCATTAATGAAATTTAAAAGCAGTAAAGGTCAACCTTTAAAAAAATTAAAACACATATTACCTTATCGTGTATTTAAAGGTGACTCAAGTGATGGTATTCCTTCAGCTTGTAAAGGTATGTATGACAAAGATATACGATATATTATAGAAAATTGTTGGATATATAATGAACCATATAGTGAAGATTTATTAATGAGAATTATAGGTAGGGTAGAGAATCCATCATTAAAGCGTACATTAGTGCATAATATAAATAATATAAATCGTAATTATAAATTAATGAATATATCATATATTCCAGATGATTTTAAGAAGAATATTCAGAAAATATGGTATAAATTAGATATAGATGGTTTAGCAGAATACACAGATGAGAAAGGATTTTATAAATGGTAGACAAAAACAAAAGAGCATTAAGATTCACTATGGGCTATAGCTCTGTATCACTTAATGCGTTAGCTTGGGTGATGACAGGCATATTAAGCCCTAACCCTTATGCATGGTGGTTAATCGCACCATTATTAGTTTTTTCAGTAATAATTGGTACACTGATGATAATAGCTTATATGGATATGGAATAGCTTATATTTTAAAATAATATATAGGAGAGGAGAGTAGTGATTAAACCTATTGGGAAACCTGCCAGCCCTATCACTTTTTGTGCAAAAAAATTCCCTATACAGGAGTTTGACAGAATTGTAGCTGGTGACAGTGTAATAGCACATAAAACTTTAGAAACAATGGAATTTGAAGATGGTTCTTATGCAATAATATCTTCACGTTATGAAGGTATCGACATTAAGGATAGAATTATACATTTATATGATAAAACAAATATTTGTCTTAAAGCCGTCATACAAACTTGGTTTGGAAGTAGAGATAAGAAACCTAATACATTAGTTATTGACAAGAAAATACTTGACAAGATGGCATAATTATGATATACTCTTCATATGAAGAGATTATGGAAGAAGCTGTTATGTAATTTCGGTATACACCAATGGAACTATAATGAAGATGGTACTAAGCGTTGGTGTATTTATTGTGGAACAACACAGGAATTATGGTGCGGTATATTCTGGGAAGAATGTATAGATGGAGAACCTATAAGATGAAAGTTTACACAGTATGGACAGGGGAATATTCCGACAGATGTATGGTAGCAGTATTCCTTGATGAAGCTAAAGCTGAGAAATATGCTGAACTACATACAGAGCTTGATGAATATGATGATTATTGGGTAACAGAATATGAAACCCAAGATGATAACTTTGATATGAATACTACAGTACATAAATATTATTTTGCTACTGTAGCATTACAAGAAAGATGGAATTCAGACCATACTGAATGTTGGGAAAAGCCGGGTGATGTTACTACAGATGAACTTTGGGACGGCTTTATGGAACATTTAGGTATTGAAAGCTATGATGACCTTGACCCAAAGAAATATGCTAAACTTGTTGAAGAAAAAGATGGTAGAGCTCTTGAAGATGTAGAAGCTGATTATGCTATTACAGACGAGAATAGTATTGATAATAGAACATCTTATGTCACATTCTTTAAGGGTTGCAATGATGAATTATATGATATTACAGCATACTCTCAGCTCGGTTATGCTCATGCCAGAAAGATAGCACTTGACGAATATTATAAATGGAAAGCACAACAGGTAGGTATTTAATGGCAGTATTTGAACTTAAAGATTATCAGAAAGAAGCTATAAGAAAGGCTGTGCAAATACCATACAATCTTATTTGTATTCAAACTGGCAAAGGTAAATCGGTTGTTGGTACATTTTATTCAAGGGTTTTAATAAATAAAAAGTTGGCTGACAAAGTAATATTCTGTTCAACAAAGACAGGTGTAGGTTCTTTTAAGAAAGCCTTTACAAAGAGATTAGGAGTAGAAGTTAATCAATATGATGAACCTACAGATTTTATGAACTTTTTAATATCAGATGAAAGGGTTTGTATTATTAAGCATTCTATGCTTGAAAAATTAGGGTTGGATGAAAATTATAGAAAAGCTATAAAGACGTTGTTAACACATCATTATTTAAAGTTAGCAATAGTTCTTGATGAAGCACACAAACTATCTAATGATGAAGGTATAGGACATCATGCTTTTATGAATTTACGCTTTATGTTTGAACGTATATCATTACATACAGCAACACCTTATTCAAGTTGTTTAAGTCAGTTATACGGTTTGATAGATATGATTTATCCGAGAAAATATTTTTCGAGTAAGAGAAATTTCTTTGATAGGCATATTGAAGAAAGGTATTTTAAGGACCCTAGAACTGGTAAGGTTTTAAGAAAAGAAAAAGTATGTTATCATCATTTGGAAGATTTAAGAGCTATTTTAGATGAATTTACGTACTTCTATTATCCACCATTAGACCTTCACTTTAAGACGTATCATACAAAGTTAAAAGATTATACTGATTATGATGCTTTATGTATGGGTATATTAAGTAAAGAGGATTTAGATAATGAAAGTGGCAAAGATAATAAATGATTATGGTGTTATGCTTGATGATGAAGAGTTTGAAAAGCGTAAGATTGAATACAACTCTGACACATTGTATATAGAATGTTTCCTTGATGATGGTATTATATGCTTAGTGCCTATTGATAGATGGGACACATTAGTAGAAGCAGAAGGGATAATCCATGGCTAAACCAAGAATGTCATCAATCTTTATTAAAGCTAATAAAGAAATAGATTTAAAGAAAATTGAAGATAAAAAAGAAGAAACACGTAAGCATGTTCAGCGTCTTGCTGATATGCATAGATATGTAGATTCTTCTCCAGAAAAAATTCAATTGTTAACCGATATCATTCTTAAAGAAAAAGATGAAAATGGTATTAAGTTAATTGATAAAGGAGTAATAGTTTATATATTCATTTTGGAGACTGTAGCAGTCATTTCTAAGCGTTTAGAAGAGTTGGGTATAAAACATTACATAATTACTTCTAAAACGTCACAGAAACAACGTGAGGACATTTCTGCGAAGTTTATGGAGAACCCTCACCACTGTGTTGTATTATTTTCACAAGCAGGCGGTGAAAGCATAGACCTTAACAGTACAAATGAATTGATTTTATATAATACACCAAGGGGTCCGGGAAAATTTTCCCAGACTATTGGTCGTATATGCAGAGGCTTCGGAGATTATACTTCTTTTAATATTAGAGAAGTTGTAGTTGATGATACTCTTGATGAATATGAACAAGTACTCTTATCATCTAAAAGAGAGGTAGAACGAACTATCCTAAATTCAGATACGATACCATTAAGGAAAGAAGTGGATTCTTTTGATTTAGATGTATTAAAGAAAATGAGAGCACATATGTTGTGGAAGTTAGGTAAGAGGAAAAGAAAGCCGAAGATTTGACAAGATAAATTTTTTATGATATAATGATAGGACATAGGAGAACAAGAATGGCAAATAGTGAAGCAAACTTAATATCTGAAACAAATAACGGTAATAGATTGAATCGTTCTGTTGTTGAAGATTTTACCAATAAAGAGCGTACTTCAAAGATTGTTAGTTTATTTACTAGAGCACAATTAAAGTTATTAAAAGAAATGTCTAAAGAAGAGAGACATTACTTGCTTACAGATTGTAAAATAAATGATTATATAAAACATTTAAACTCTGACGAACCGGGAGATTTCTTTCCAACTTTAATTATCAAAGGGGACCCTGTTCAACTTGAAAAGTTTAAATTAATAATAATTTTAAAGTATATGAGTTTGGAAAAGACTATCAAGTATTACTTTCCAAATGATTTTGATATAAAATCACCTTTAATAACAGGTGATTATAATACAGAAAAGATAGTTGACAATCCTAATATAGTATTTATATGCATAAAACGTGGTTCCTCAACTACAGAAGGTATGGACGGCTGGAGAACAAAATTAATATCTACTGTTGCATCACAAAGACGTGCAACTAAATTATTTACAGTTATTCTCTATGAAGAAGAGGTGTTATACGCAGAATTTAAGAATGATTTGTATCAACTTATTGAAATAGATGGTTTTAAATGTAAGCCACAAGATGGTAAAACACCTACAAAAGGTACAACAAGTACTACGCAGTCCAATTCCAACAGCAGTAGCAGTAAAGCTATGATGGACAGTTACTAAGGAGATAAGAGCCAATGGTTGATGAAGAAGAAAAATATTTTCCGCACAAAGTTGCGTGGTTAACTTTAAATAAATTAGATGAATTTGACGAGAAACCTCAACTAATAGAAGACTTGGCAGAAAAGTTTGAACATTTAACAACGCATACAATATACTATAAGTTTGCACCTTTATACAGAGAAGCTGTAAAATACTATGGTGAAAATGGGCATTTCCCAGATTTACCTTATTTAAACTCACGATTCCCAGACGGTAAAGTTATTGAATACATCACTGGTGTAGAATTTTCAATGTCATTATATGATAAATTAAGAAAGCAACTTGACTATGAAATCCTTATTCAAGACTTTAATAATAAGATAGGAGATTCTAATTTTATTGATATTGAGTCTTGTATGAATTTATCTAAACAACTTGCAGAGTTTGCTACAATTAACAATGAAATACCTTTAGATACAAAAAAAGACTGGCTCGAAAGTTATGAAAATGCTATAGAAACTTATCATGGTATAAACACAGGCATAAAGCTCGTTGATGAACAAATAGGGGCATTTAGTAACCTTGTTACTATCGCAGCTCCGTCTGGTAATGGTAAATCAACATTTGCATTATCTCTTGCTTATAACATGTCGACATATAGACACCCTAGGTTAGAAAGAGGTGCTAATGTACTTTATATTTCATTTGAAATGTCAAAGTTTGACTTGCAGGCACACCTTGTGTCCATTGAAAGTTCTTTTGCGGAACATGGACAAGAAAGAATTAAGGCTACCGATATAAAAGAGCGTTTACTTGATGATAACGGTAAAGCCTTATATAAAAAGCATATAGACAATTTCACTAAAAGGTTAAACTACTCTGGTGGTTATGTTGCCTTAGTAGATAATACTTCAATGACTGGTTATAACACTATTGAAGGTTTTATGGCAAGCATAGAAGAGTTATCGGAAAAATTAGAAAGAAAGTTTGATATTATATTCATTGATAACGTGGATTCTTTAAAAGTTCTTAAAGGTGACAGAGGGCAAGATGAAATGGCTAAAATGAACTCTTTCATTACTAAACTTGATGCCTTTACAAAGACATATATGAAAGGGTATGGTACAACTGTTGTATTGCTATCTCAAACAAATAGAGAAGGTTTTAAGAAGTTAAAATCCATGGAAGCCTCTGGAACACAAGAAATAACAATAGATTATACTGTTCTTCAACAGTTTTCAGCATTGTACGAAAGGGCTACAATGTTTTAGTTCTTTACAGTTCAGCACTTATGAGGGCTAATAACCAATTAAAACTTATGCCTGTTAAATTGAGAAACAAACCTCTGCCACATCAACCCTTCACATTAACAACCCGGTGGGATTACAGTTATGTTGGTGGTACATATAAACCTCCTAGAATAACTGAAAATGATATTGACGAAATCATTGACGGTATCACCGAAGCTGATTACGAAGAAGATGATGATTTAGCTGAAGGTCAAATAACAGGGGATGTTGTAGATGAACCTGTTACAGTAGAATCAAATGACCCCGAAGAAGTAGATGTACCAAATTTAGGAGAAACAAAATAATATGATTTATCAAGCATTATTTACAACAGTCTATATAGGTATTATGTTATTAAGTTCAGCTTCGGTTGCTGAAGCTATAACATTTGATGATAGTAATGCACCTAAAACTATTTATGTACAGGACAGATATGGGTCTACTACAAGTGTAGTAAGAAAAAGTGGTCAGAATTATAATGAATATGACCGTTACGGAAATTTAGAGAGAGTGTATAAGAAAAGTGGAAATACAACCTATATCTATGACAGGTATGGGAATTGTATTGGTAGCTTTAAGAAGGACGTGTGGTAAGAAAAATAACTAATGTAGAGTTTTGTGAAACTTTGTGTAATAACAACAATGGTGTTCAACACAAGTTACAATGCTTAAAAAAGTTAGTAAAAAATGAAGAAGCCAGATATATTATAAATGAATGCCTTGATATTCTACGACATATGAAAGTTCAAGGTCAACATATGGAAAATCGGCTTACTAAATATAAGAGGGCTATAGAAGATTTAGGCTTTGAAAGAAAGAAATAGCTTGACAGGATAAAGCATTTATGATATAATTATGACTATGGAAAACTACATAGGTTTAATATTAATCATAGTCTTAACTGTATTAATAAGGTTCTGTCAAAAAGGATTGCCTATTTTGATAGTCGCTACGGTAATATATCAAGCAATTAAAAGGTTAATAGTCCATGGTATAATAAAAAGCCGTGAAGTTGAAGACTATAAAAGACCATATATAAGAAAAAATTATTAGAGAGGGTACAATGGAATTACTCCATTTTGATACAGAATATGTCAATACAAGACATATTATTGCTATTTATGCACCTAGACAAACTGCAACAGACGAATGGACTATTGAGTTAAAAACAGATGCAGCTCAATATCCTTATTATGAGTGGAGATTTAGTTCACAATTTGAAGCAGAACAAGAGTTTAAAAAGTTAGTGAATGATTATAGGTAAAAGAAATTGAAAATTAATGGAATTTCGTTTAGGAGTGAACGTCCTATTTATTGCATAAAGGTTGAGCAAGAGGACGGTAGCACTGAAGAAGTCATGGTGACAGAATCAGAAGCAAAAGCATACCATGCCGAGCAGGAAAAGAAAAAAGAAGAGAAGAAGAAAGAAGAGGAATTAAAAAAGCAACAAGAATGGTGGGCTTTAATTAATGGACCTTATATTTCTTCTAAGGGAGAATAAAATGGGTAAATTGAGAGTGTGTCACTTATTTAGTGGTATTGGTGCTCCAGAGACAGCTCTGGACCGTTTACATATAAGATACGAGAATGTTGGATTCTCTGAAATAGACAAGTTCGCTATTAAAAGTTATATCGCTTTACATGGCAATAAACCATATTTAGGTGGTGTAGAAGATATTAAAGAACTACCAGAATGTGACCTTTTATTTTATGGTTCACCATGCCAAGATTTCAGTATTGGTGGTGCTATGAAAGGCTTAGTAGATGAAGATGGTAATAAAACACGTTCTGGGCTTTTATTAGATGTAGAAAGGTTATTAGATACAGCTAAAGCTAAAGGTAAATTACCTTCTTATTTAATTATGGAAAATGTTAAGAATCTTGTTGGAACTAAGTTTAAACCAGATTTTGATAAGTGGTTGGAAAAGTTAGAAGAGCTGGGTTATAATAATTATTGGAGAATACTTAATGCCAAGGACTATGGTATACCACAGAACCGGGAGAGAGTATTTGTTATATCTATACGTAAAGATATAGATGAAGGGGAATTTGAGTTCCCTAAACCGTTTAAGTTACAGAAAAGATTAAAGGATTTATTGGAAGATGGAGTCGCTGAACATTATTACCTCAATCAACACACTTTGGACAAAATTGCGAAATCGAAGTTTCACTCCGAGAGAGATAGAATTGTTAAAGGTGATGTTTGTCAAACACTTCGTGCTAGAGATTATAAAGACCCTGTGTGCGTCAAAGAACCCATTAACGGTGCAACTAGGACACGCTATGAAGAAGATGGAACCCCATATAAAAACTTGGAGTCTACAGGAGAGCCTCTCTCAAACACACTTACAACTCAGCCTAATGACGCTTTAGTTATTGAACCTAAAGTACAGCAGATAGCTAATTATCTTGAGGGTGAGGGTAATTATTGGAAGAACCCTAACAATGGTAGAATATACTCTGGAGAAGGGTTAGCACCTACACTTAACTGTATGGAGGGCGGTAATAGACAACCTAAAGTAGTTGAAGGTGACGAAAATTTTGAAGAACCTTTTAGAGTTCGTAAGTTGACAGAAGGAGAATGTTGGAGATTAATGGGATTCTCTGATGAAGCCATTGCTAAAGTAAAAGAAGCTGGTATTTCTAGGTCACAAATGTATAAGCAGGCAGGCAATTCTATAGTTGTAGATGTACTATATTATGTCTTTAGGAACCTCTTGACAAGACCAGCATGTTGTGATAATATAGAAATATAGAAAGGCACAAACATGGCAAGAAAACCGAATTACTATGAACACTTTGAGTTATTTGAAATAGAATTACCTTATGTTCAGTCTGGTTGGCTAGACGGAAAAGGTGTATTTTATAAATGTTCTTGGGGTGAACATACGGAAGCTGCGTTTGACCTTATAAACGAGAACGGTTGGTATAAGGATTTTCGTGAACACCGTTCTTATCAATTATCTGAAAACGGAAGGGACTATCTTGTAAAGGAACGTAAGTTCATATTACTTGATAATCCTACCCGGAATCAGAGAACACAAGTAGTACAATATAATCCATTATGTAAACATTCAAAGACTCAGATTAATGCTTTATTGAAGTTATTTGAATATAATGGTGATATAACAATGGAAATTATGAAGAGGTTTTGTAATGAGTAGTGAACCAATATGGGTATCATTAAGGGAGCTTCTTATATTATTACATGAATATGACATGTGGAGCATGGACACTAAATATCTTAACATATATCTCGATACGAGATATATAGACGGAGATTGGTACTGTACTATTAAAGACCGTAATAATAAAGAATATTTAACTTTAGAAGATATTAGAGAGAAGAGAAAAAATTATCAGTTCCCACCTATTGACAAGAAATAAAATTTATAGTATAGTGAAAGAAGGAGAAATTATATGAAGTTATTATTGAAGTTTGAGGATAACTGGGCTGATGAAATGGATGTATATTCATATGCATTGGTTCAAGATGACATAAAAGAAATGTGGGATAAAATTGAATCCTATTCCTATGACGATAAATGTAACACAGACGAAGTAACTATTGTTATTGGTTCTAATGAAGAAATTGAATACGAAAATGTAGCAGACCTTCTTAGTAACATAACTGTAACAGAAATTACTGACGAACAGGCACAAGCCATTGAAAGCACATTAGGTGCAGAATGGGGTTCACCAGATATTGAATCTATATTATATTATTCGGTGCTTGAAGCATTAGAGGCTCAAGATGAATGAATGGCTTGATATGATTGGGTTAGAATCTATTTGGAATGACCCAGACTGGCCTATAAATAATTATAGAAAAATAGATAGAAAAGAAGAAAAAATTGTACTTGACAACAGTGCTTTTTTCATCTATAATAAACTTAACAAAGGAGAATAGCTGATGGATAGAGAGCGATTAGTGTTTAGAACGTGTATAGATGTACCATACACTGTTGACATTATAGACAAGCCAAAAGCTAATTCAGAAGATGGCATGCTTCATATCTGTTTCTTTGATGATGCAGACATTATTCGTATGGCATGCTACGGTGACGAAGTAGGTATACCTATTGATATTATTGAAAATAAACTTAGTGAATTTGGTTTGAATTTTCAAGAATATGATAGTGCCATGTCTTACTTTATAGACAACAGCTCGTGTGATAACGAAGATTATATTATTATCAGATATGATAATATATACTTCAGTACAGGAGTTAAAGATATGTATGGTAACACCATATTTGAAGGTGATTTAGTTGAGGTATTTCATGACCCCATATTCACGGATAAATATGAGGTTATCTGGAGAGATGGTGCTTTTGCACTGGGTGGAGATATAAGTATATTTGCACCAATAGCCAATTATAATTTAACTATAGTTGGAACTATTTTAAAAGAATGTAACGAAATTCTCGTTTAATTTCATGAGAATTAGTTATTAAATTTTAATTTACTCTGATAAAATCGGGGGTAATAAATAAGAAGGAGGGAAGTCCCTAGTAGAGTGTATTTCAGCCTAAAATACACTGTGGATATCTTTGCCCTTTTTAGCAGATTATACATACAGTTAATGGAGATAAGATTGATGGAAACTTTAGAGAAAGAAGAGAGCAAACAAGAAGAAAGTCAAAAAAGAAATTATGAAAAAATTGGTTATAAAGTTAAGTACGGATTCAATAACGACTTCGTTGAACTATTAGCTGATTTAAAGGCTAAATATGGCGAAAGAATCTTTGAAATTCATGGTATTGGCGAAAAGAACCTTGACATTACACAGTTTCCAAAGGACTTCTATAAGAAATCGACTAAATCAGTAGCAAGTGTATCTATTGATGATAATGCTAATGTGGGTGCTAAAGATATTTCTCAATATACATATGAGAGATTCAAACCGCAACAAAAGTTGAATTCACTTTATCTGTTATATAAATGGGTTAAGAAATTCTTTTCAAAAAAAGATGCACGTATTGCTATTGAACGTATTATATCTGGTGATATATTTGTTAATGATTTAACAGATGTAGAAAAGCCGTATTGCTTTGCAATAGACCTTAATAACCTGCTTATAGATGGTATGAACTTCTATGATGGTAAAACTATATGTATCAAACCACCTACAAGAAGTGAATCTTTTATAGCACAAGTTATTCAAACTACTGCATTTATTTCAAATCAAATTATGGGTGCTATCGCTTACCCATCATTCTTCCCAATTCTTGACAAGTTTTATAGAGCTGAATTTGGTGAAGATTATATGCAAAGATATAACGAAGACGAAGCTATGAAATATAAGATTACAAACCAATTCCAGAACCTTATATTCTCATTTAACTTCCCATTCAGAGGTAATCAGAGCAGTTTTACTAACCTCTCCGTATTAGATAAAGGCTTCGCCCATACATTGTTTGATGGCTATGTATTTGGTGATGATGGTACTGAACCTAATATTGACAGCTTTGTAGAACTCTCTAAGAGATTCTTTGAATACTTCGTTAGTATTAATAATAAAGAAGGTGTATTCACATTCCCTGTAATGACCTTGGCAGTTTCTTTAGATGATGATAATAACTATATGGACCCAGACATTATTGACTGGATAGCTGAAGTTAATCATGAAAAGTCTATTGGTAACAACTTCCAGTCTAAACCAAACAGCTTCTGCTCTTGTTGCAGACTGAAAAATGAATTAGATGTTGCAGATGAAAATGAACTTAACAGTGTTGGTAAGATTAATAGTTTTGGTGCAGCTTCTGGCTTATCAGTTGGTTCTCACAGGGTTTGTGGTATTAACCTTCCAAGACTTGCAATGAAAGAAAAAGAAAATCCTAATATTCTTGACGAAATAATGGATAGTGTACATAAAATTCTTTATGCTCACAGACAGCTTATTAAAGAAAGAATAGCCCTTGGTGTATTACCTTTATACACGACAGGGTTCATGGATTTGGAACGTCAATATAGCACAGTTGGTTTGATTGGTGGCTATGAATACGTTAAAAATAAAGGTTTGTCGATTCTTACAGAAGAAGGAACAAATGCTTTAATGAGCGTAATGAAAGCTGTTGAAGCTAAAATTAAAGGCTATCAGAGTGAAGAAGTTGGTTGCATTTATAACATTGAGTCAATTCCGGGTGAATCTCAAGCAGTTAAACTTTGTGATATTGATAAATTGTTAGGATATTGTGACCCTAAAGTTAAACTCTATTCAAACCAATATGTGTCATTGATGGATGAATGCTCAATATATGACAGAATGAAAACCCAAGGTATATTTGATAGTGTTACCTCTGGTGGTGCTATAATGCACTGTTCATATAAAGATAGCACTCCGTTAACTAAAGAACAATACAAAAAGATATTGTTAATGGCTAAAGACCTTCACAATGAATATTTCGCTATTAATTATGTATATGTTCAATGTGCTAACGGACACAGGAGTATTGGTGACAAAGATGTTTGTGACATCTGTGGTGCACCTATAACTAATCATTATCAGAGAGTAGTTGGCTTCATCACCTGTGTTGAAGTGTGGAACCCAGTTCGTAGAGATTACGAATACAAGAGACGTACTTCAGTAAAGGTTGAAGAATAGATGAAGATAGTTAGCGTAGTAAGAGATAGCTTTATAGAGAGTGCCCCTTTCACTTGGGGCATATCTCTCTTTTCGTTTGGCTGTAACTTACAGTGTGAATTCTGCAAAGGGTATAATTATGAAACTGTTACAAATGAAAAGAATGTAATAGGTGATGTAATGGAAGTACTTAAAGCTGAAGTTACACCAGCACACGACTGTGTAATATTTATTGGTGGCGAACCTACAATATGGGGTGAAGATTTAATTGAAGCTCTGTATTGGTGTAAAGACCACGACAAGAAGACAAAGATATTCTCTAACGGTTACAATTGTGAACTAATTGAACGTATTAATAGTATGAAACTTTGTGATGCTTGGAGCATTGATTACAAAGGTACTCCAGAGCATGTTGGTTCTTATATAGGTGTTCCTGCTGATACCTATTGTTTTAATGTTAATAGGTCAATAAACAGTATTATCCGTAGGAATTTACCTTTAGAAGTAAGAACTACATACTTTGAGGGTAATTTACAAGATAAAGAAGAGATAAGAGAACGAATTAAGGAAATGGAAGAATATATGCAGGCATGCCATTATTCAGCATACTACAGGTATTTTGAGCAAGATGATTTTCGTAAGAAAATGTATAAGGAGAGATAGACATGGAAAAGATTTCATTTAAGCCTACAGGAGTTTGTGCAAAGGTTATTCACATTACTTTGGATGGCGACAAAATTGACAATGTAGCGTTTGTAGGTGGTTGTCAAGGTAATGCGAAGGGTATTGCAGCTTTAGTTAAAGGTATGACAGTTAGAGAAGCAATTGATAAACTTGATGGAATTCAATGTGGACCTAAAGGTACAAGTTGTCCAGACCAATTTGCTAAAGCACTTAAAGAAAAATTCGGAGAATAACATGTATTTTAAAGAAATACTGCACGACAGTAAAGATTATGGTAAGGGAAACCGGGTAGTTCTTTTAATGGGAACACGAGAAAACGGTATAACCTTCGAAGCGGAAGAAGTGGTTGATGTATTTCAAGAGTTAGAAGATAAGCATGTTGATGGTCTTACTATTGCAGGTGATGAACCACTTTCTTCTCAAAATATACCTTTACTAACAGAATTATGTAAAGCATGCAAAGAGTGTGCACCAACAAAAACAATATACTGCTATACAGGGCTTAAACCAGAAGAAGTACAAACCCTTGATATTATGAAGTATATAGATGGATTACAAGAAATGGCTGTGTGTGCCTAATATTATATTTTAATGTAGTTTATTAATAGGAGAGAAACTAATGGAATACGAAGAATTAGTAGAGCTTTTGGCTAATGAATCAGTTGAACAATATAAACGTGCATTGGATGATGCTAAATATGTGGCTGGTAAATTAGAATCTATTGACCCTAAGAAAGCTGTTAAAACTTTAGCTTTACAAAATGTTAAACAAGATAAGGCTAAAGACGCTGAATTAGACAGAAAAGAAGCACAAGAAAAAGCTGCTTAATAAGTTTAAAGTACCTCTGAAATATGAGGTACTTGCTTGACAAAAGAAGGAGAAAATTATGTTTGCGGTAGGTGCATTAATGTTAAGTAATTATACAATGATGGCTAATAATATGGCTTTCAGAGGTATGATGCTTAATAATGCACGTCTTAATTTAATTTCTAATGCAGGCACACAAGATTTAACCACATTATCAGCTTTAGATACTCAACTTGAGATAGATGCTCTTAATTGTGGTCTTCAATATAGGTATGCAATGAAAATGATAGAACAGCTTAAAGAGCTCCAAAAAGAAGATATAAAGAGAAGTTTTGACATTTTTGCTTGACAAGAGAAAATAACTATAGTATAATATTACTTGACAAGTTATATAACTTGTGGTATCATAGAGAAAAGGAGAGATACATGAGTGTAGAAAATATTATACCTATTGGTGAATACCTTTTGGTAGGTGTTGATAATAATTCAGTAGAAGAAGGAACACTTATTCTTCAAGCTAATACACCTAAAAATAGAGGTATTATTAAAGCAGTAGGTGATAAGGTAAATACAGATAATGGAAGCACTAAACTTGAAGTTGGTAATAAAGTTATATTCATTCCGGGGAACGGTGTAGCAATTAACAACTCTGAAGATTCTGACTTCCTTATTTCAATTAAGAATATTATTGGAAAAATAGGAGAATAAAGAATGGAAATTGCAGTAACATTACGTACTGAACTCACATTTGAAGACCTTGAAGACATCAATGAAGCAAGAGATATTATTGTTGATGAAATGACTCCAGAAGAAATTCTTGAATTAGCTCAAAGACAGGGTAATTGCATTAATATTGATGTGGAGGAATACTAATGAGCGAAGATAAAAAACTCAATTTTAACATCAGAGAAGATGTTAAAAAGATTGATGATATGACAGAAGAAGAAATTGAAGACAACGCAGTTGTTTCAGAAGGCTTCTGGTATGACATTGATGGTGGTGACGGTGATATGTTTATTGAATTATTAGAAGATGAAGAAACTAAACAAGCATGCCGTCAAGCTATTCAAACTTTAAGTAAGCTCGAAAGAGCCATAGAAGACTATGTAGAATGGTGCTAAGGAGAAATTATGGGTAAAAAAGTAATTAAAGGTGAAGAAACTCGTAAAGCACTCCTTGAGGGTGTAAACACTGTAGCAGACGCTGTTAAAGTTACATTAGGACCTAAAGGTAAAAATGTAGTATACAACAATAATGCTAATAGTCCAGTTATTGTTAATGATGGTATTTCTATTGCTAAAACAATAGAACTTGAAGACGAACTGGAAAATATGGGTGCTCAATTAGTAATACAAGCATCTAATAAAACAAATGAAGAAGTTGGTGATTCATCAACTGTTTCATGCCTTTTAACACAAGCTATTGTAAATGAAGGTATGAAAAATATAACTGCTGGTGCGAATGCAGTTGAAGTTAAAAAAGGTATGATGAAAGCTGTAGATGAAGCATGTAATATTATTGATAACATGTCTCAACCAGTTCAAACATCAGACTCTATCAAACACGTAGCAACTATTTCAGCAGGCAATGATGAATATGTTGGTTCATTAATTACTGAAGCTATGGAAAGAGTTGGTCAAGATGGTGTTATAACTTTAGCTGAATCTAAAACTACTGATACTAAATTAAAAGTAGTTGAAGGTATGCAATTTGCAGGTGGCTATATATCGCATCATTTTGCTACAGATAAGGAAAAAGGTATTGCAGAATATGAAAACTGTAGAATACTTTGTGCTGATAAAACATTAAGCTCAATGGAAGAAATGGTTGCCGTTCTGGAAGATGTTGCACGTAAGCAACAACCTTTATTAATTATATGCCAAGATATACAGGCTGAAGTTCTTGCTACATTAGTAGTAAATACTATCAGAGGTATGTTAAAAGTTGTAGCAGTAAGAGCACCAGAGTTTGGTGAATATAGAACTAACGCTCTTGATGATATTGCTGTTATGACAGGCACTAAATTAGTTTCTGAAGAATTAGGAACTAAATTAAAAGACATTAAAGAAGCTGAAGACCTTGGCTTTGCTGATAAAGTTATTGTTACTAAAGATAGCACAACTATTGTTAGAAACGAAAAAGCTGTTGGTTTAGATGAACGTATCGAGTTGCTTAAAGGTAAAATTAAAGCTGACCCTAAGAACACTAATGTTAAATTAAAAGAACGGCTTGCTAGATTGGCTGGTGGTGTTGCAGTAATTGAAGTAGGTGCACCTACAGAAGTTGAACTTAAAGAACGTAAACTTCGTATTGAAGATGCTTTAAATGCTTCAAGAGTTGCAATTGCTGAAGGTATTGTTGAGGGCGGTGGTGTTTGCTTACTTAAAGTAGGTGAAGCTATGAGAAGCACAGAATTTGATGCTCCTATTAGTGTTCGTGTAGGCAGACAGGCTGTTATGAATGCACTATCAGCACCTATTAAACAAATTGCTGAAAATGCTGGTAAAGATGGTGCAGTAATTGCAAGCGAAATTCTCAGTGGTAGAGCTATGGGTTATGATGCCTTAACAGATAAATACGTAGATATGTTTGAAGCAGGTATTGTAGACCCAGCTAAAGCTATGAAAAAAGCATTAATAAATGCTACTTCTGTAGCTTCTATGCTTATTACTACTGAAAGTGCTATAGTTACTAAAGTAAAAGAAAACAATAATTTGCTGGCTGGGATAAATCCTAATCCGCAAATGATGATGATGTAAAATGATTATTTTTCATTTTTAATGGGGAGATTAATTTCTCCCCATTCTCCTCATAAGAAAGATAGAGAAATGGACACATACAACGATAAACGTATAATTAATCGAATAATTAATTTTAAGTTCACATTGGCTGATGTTGCACCAAAGGTATTTCCTAGATTGCAACATGGTCTTGGCATGTACTGCCCTTTTCACGAAAATTCACATACAGGAACACAACATGCCAGAATTTATTATAATGATGATAATGATATATGGTATATGCACTGTTATGTTTGTGGCAGAAATTATCTTGCCTCTGATTATGTCAATCTTATTTTAGTGAAGGAAAGACAGCAGTACAGAAGTGCTAAAGAATATCTATTAACTAAGATAAGTCAGAATGAATTTATTCAATTATATAAAATATTTGAACAGAAAAATCAAGAAAGAGAAACTGACAGATATAAGAAGAAATGTGACTGGATAAACAATGTTTATGCAGAAACCGGGAATATAAAGGACTACATAGAAGCTCTCTATACTGCTTAATAATTTATATTTTAATGCAGTTATAAATTAAATTGGAGACTAATATGAGTATATCAGAAGAAGCTAAAACCTTTATTGAAATAATGGAAGGTAATATTGTGCATAAAATTGGTTCAGATGTTTTAAGAAAGAACCACATGGAAGATGACAAAGATTCATTTAAAACAGTTTCTAATAGGATTGCTAGAAAAATGTCTGGCGAAGAAAATGACCAGCAGATGAACGATATGCAGTCATTAACTGAAGAATTTGCAAAAGTTGTTTTAGAAGAATATTACGAAAAGCAACGTAAGAAAATGATGAAAGATACTTCTCAAATGAACCCGGAAACTGTGTCTACAGAAACTCCTCGTGGAAGAAATATTAATAAATACAGCATAGATGCTGTTGGAAAAAGACTTCAGAAAGATTTCTTACAAGGTCAAGTTAAGAATTGGACTGATAAAGGTTTAGGTGATTCTGGCATGGTTCAAAAAACTAAAGAGAAACTTAGAGAACTTTCTGGAAGAGACTACAAATAAATACTTGACAAGATACTTCTCTTATGATATGATAAAAAGGTAAGAAGGAAAAGAGAGGTATAAAACATGTCAGATGAAAATCAAGAAATGAGCATGGAGCAGTTTATTGATGGCGAAACTGCTCAAAAGTTGGGCGAAGCAAGCCTTAACAGAATTCAGATGATAGATAAAATGGCTCGTGAATATGCTAGAGCTATGAATGGTGGTTCTATTAATTCATTGGAATTATTCCAAGTTGGAATGGACACTATTCTAGCAGGATTTAGCATTATTTCAAGAAGCAATGACTATGCTGAATATGGGGTTGACCAACGTATTCAAATTATAAATAGTGCTTTATCTACTATTATTAATGTACTTAACAAAGTATACCTAAATCCAGAAGTAGTTGCAGGTCAAGTTGCTCAAGCAGCTTTAAAATCAGCAAAAAGACAAGGATTAAAAGGGATTAATTATGACGGAATCGAATAAGAGATACTATATTAATAATAATGTAAAGTATGAATATGATTATCCATTTTGTCCATTGTGCGGTGGAAAGATTAAACATCCTTATATAGGCACAGTAACAGATGAACAAATGGAAGAAGATTTTCATAGTTGTATATGGGGTGAAGTTCAAGATGAGCATAACTACACTTTAGGTTATGTCCCATACTGCAAGAACATACACCCTTATACACTAGACGAGGAAGATAATAAATATGTTCATTATGACCTTGTTGAACTTGTAAATTGTTGGAATATGACATTAGATGAAAAAGTTGATAAAGTCACAACATATATTATGCACTTGTTTAGAGAAGATGAAGTTAAAAAAGAAGATATTGTTTTTAATATTACAGATGAACATATTAATTCTATAACATTGTCAAAGCCTATAGATAGTTTGACAATTAATATAGAAATAGATAATGATGGAAATATAAATTTTTCAAAAGCTAAATAGAGTAAGGACTTGATAGAGAAATGGTAATGGAAGAGCAAGAGCAACTAAAGTATGAATCAGTGCTCCCAGTTGGTGAACCCGATACAAAGTTCCAAACCTTTAATCCGACAACAGGGCAATATGAAATTCATGCTGATTTTAAGTTAATTAAGACATTAGATGAATTGCGTGATTACGCAAAGACTTGTAAAGGTATAATGATAGCAGTTGATACAGAAACTACAGGGTTATCTTATCACGAAGATTTTATTGTAGGATTCTCTGTATCTAAATCTGCCTATGATGGTATATATGTACCAATTAGGCATCAAACCAGAACTGTTATTAAGAAGAAAGAAGGTAGGGTTGACGAGAATGGAAAACCTATCTTAACTAAGACTGGCAAACAGAGCATGCATACGGTGGAATATTATGATGATGCTGATTGGGACGGTAATTTACCAGCTAAAGAAGCGTTGGATATTCTTTTTTATGAAATTATGTGTCCTGCACATTTAGTATTAATGCACAACTCTGGATTTGACTTAAATATGATTAAGCAAGAAGGGTATGACATTGTTAAGGCTGCAACATTTGATACAATGCTTTTATCATACATTTATGACCCAGAAGCTCGTTTAAATGGTTTAAAACAATTAACTGAAAGAGTTTTAGGTCGTAAGGTTCAACATTTTGATGAAGTTACAGGTGGTGACGCTTTATTTAGATATACAAATCCAGAAGAAAGCTATGTATATGCTTGCTGTGACTCTGCTGACACCTTTGGTATTTATGATAAGTTATATGGTTTAGTCAAAGATTTATTGAAGAAAGCACCAGACAGAATTATTATAGACGGTAAGCCATATAATATTCTTAAAGAAGATAATAAGTTAATCCGTGCTTTCGTTGATTATTATGACCATTGTGAACTAAAGATAGATAAAGAGGTTGCTTTAGAATATAAGAAGTTAATTGACAAACAAACTGCTGAAACAGTTGATAAAATATATAATTATTTTGGTAAAGGACCTTTTTCGTTATCAACAGGTTCTAAAGAATTTAAGCAAGTCATGGAAGAATTCCATTTTGAAACAGGTGCTAAAACTGATAAAGGTAAAGTTGCATATGGTAAAAATGGTATTGAAGTTATGAAGAGAAATCAGAACCGTATAAAGAACGAAGTCTGGCCTCTCATTCAAAAAATATTCTTTACAAGCAGTAAAATTAGATTAAATGAAGGCACAACTGAACAAGTTAAAAATGCTGCGTTTTCATTGGCACAATATATTCAAACATATGGTGCACCTTATTTTCAAGTAGGTTCAATAGGTAAAGAAACAACTTGTTTAACTGTTAAAGACTTAAATAATAAACCTTTAGACAAACAACAATTTGTTTATAAATTTTCTGAAATGTTCGGTCAAGAAGAGAAAAAATTAGAAATTTTAAGATTAGTTCAGCAATACTCCAGTCTTCAGAAGGCTTTAAACTCTTATGTAAGTAAGCTGACTGAATCTGATTCTTGCCGAATGAAATATAGGTTAACAGGTACAAAGTCGTCAAGATTAAGTTCTGGTAATGGTGCTAAATCTGATAAACGTAAGAACCATTATTTTTCAGACCTTTCAGCTCAGACTTTAACTAAGCCTAAATCTCAATGGTATAAAGGTGAACCTGCTCAACCGGGAGACCCTTCAGCAGTACACGGCTGGAAATTTACACCAGTTTCTAATGACTATTATCAAGAACATTCTCATGAAGAAATTATTGTAGAAGGGTTTAAGCAAGAAGCTAATATCAGAAGTTGTATTATAGCACCAGAAGGAAGATTAGTTTGTTCTATGGACTATAACTCTGAAGAACTAGTCGCTATCGCTTTATTATCTGGCGACAGTGTTATGCTTGATGGTTTTAAGCGTAAAGAGGACCCCCACAAGACTACTGCAATAGGTATTTGGGGAGAAGAAAACTATAATGTTAATGTGCGTAAGAAAGCTAAAGCTGTAAACTTCTTAATGTCATATCAAGGTGGACCTAAAACCTTATCAGAGTCTTTAGAATGTCCTTACGAAGAAGCTGTTAAGATTATTGAAAAATATCAAAACACATACCATGAATGCGTATCTTGGAAAAAAGCTGAAGTTGATAAAATGATACAAAATGATGGTTTAATTTATACAAAGTTTGGTCGACCACGACAGTTAAAACCTTATTTAGAAATGGCTTTTGTTAACAATGACAAAGGTATTGAACAATATGCTTACAGAAGTGTTTGTTCACACCACGTTCAAGGGTTCTGTGGTGATATATGTCGATTTGATATGAATAAGTTTTATGAAAGAATAGCGAAGAATCCAATTCATAGAAAATATGTAGACTTTCTTTCATTTATTCATGATGAATTAAATACAACTATTGATAAGGACCATATTGAAGAATATGTAAGAATGCTGGAAGACATAATGATATTCCCTTATCTTGACCCAGAACTTCCTATTAGTACAGGTTTAGAATTAGGTCACAGGCTGGGAGACCTTTATCCATTTACTTGGAACGACCCTAAAGCAAGAGATTTTCTAATACCAGAAAGGAGTTATTTCAAGTAATGAATTTTACATATGATGATGTTTTAGCTTGGTCGGAAGTTATGAAAAATTACAGTAAAGAAATGTTAAGTTTAGTGTTGCGAATGGAATGCTCTTGGGAACATAAAGATAAAGCCCAAGGGCTATTCCATGATATGAGTGCAGGCATGTTAACATATACACCTATAAATTGGTGTAAACACTCGGATTTGCAGGAGAATAAAACAAGATGGCACCAATTAATCAAAGCTATAAAATAACCAGTTACTATATTTTAAAGAATCTGCAACACATAATAGAATTAAGTGATAAAAGTCGATTACCTAAAATGACTCCCTGCGAAATATCAATACTATTATATGGTTTAGAATATTTAACAGATTGCCTTGAACCATGTTGTGACTGTTGTCCCCGGTACGCAGAATTAATTGATACTTTTGAATGCAATTGTTTAAGTTATATAGACTTGGAAAACCTTGTAGCTTAACCTTGTATGTCATAATTATCAGAATATAATCCTTCACATATCATATAAGTTGGGTCTGGGTATGGTTCCCATCCGTCTGATGTATATTTATATCTTTCATAATAAGGTGAAATATCTGGACCGCTTTTAATGTATGCTATATCGTTTAGAGAAGGTGACTCCACTGCTTCTAATTGTGCTCTGTTTGTAACAATTGTTGAACCTTCTACAGCTTTATTTGTAAACATCAAATTATCACCAATATATTGATATGGACTTAATTCTTGATTAATATCACCATAGTTATTAGAAGTTGGTGGTGTAACATAATATGCTTCAAGATATTTAGTTAATTGTTTGTTATTGTCAAACATAAATTCACCTGTTGGCATTCTATCAGCACGTTTACTATAAGTCATGTTCATTAAGATACATTCTGAAAGAATACGAGGTTGAAGTATAGCAGTAGTTCCATTATAGTGTTCTAAAGGTTCTTTAATATCTTTTAACCAAACTTTATATAAATAATTGTTAGTACCATAATTATGATGTTTTTCAATATTATCAACAGTATAAGAACCATTCCATTTTTCACTATTTTTAATCTCTATAATGTCATCATAATTTATATTAGGGATTTTATCAAAAGTTGCACCATCAACACTTGTCATGTGACATGCTTCTATTGTTAATGAATCTTCATCAACTCTATAACTTTGACGTATTTCTAATGTTGCAGGAGTAGCACCTACGGTGTATGTATATGCTGTCGGAGTGGTTGCTAAGGTTATATACCCATCTGTTACAATATTGGCATTACCACCATTATAAGTAGTAGTTGAAGTAGAAGAAGCACTAGAAGTAGAAGAAACAACAGTAGCGTCTTCCTGACTTGCTGACGGAGATTCAGTTCCATTAGTAGTGGTACTTGTATTTGTTGTTGTAACTGCTGTTCCTGCCTGAGCACTTGGTGTAGTTACTGTAGGTGTTACACCTGTTACATTGTAAGGACCACTAATATTGTCATTGCCATAGTTTATCCATATTTTTGATTGGTTAGCCCCAGAAGTGATAAAATCTGTGCTTTTTACTATACCTGATAAATAAACTTTATTTCCTGTTATTTTTGTAATACCAACTGAACCTGTAACTTTTATATAGTCACTACAACCAATTTGTGTAACTTTCCATGCTGATGTATATAATTTATTACCAGCAGCCGTTGAGCTACCATTAATGGTTTCATTAGTTATAACTCTATATGTGTGTACACCGTTTGTATCAAAACCATTATCATCTACCCTTTTAACAGTTTTGTTCACAATATTTCCTGTGCCTCTCATTTGAATTAAGTCACCAATCTGAAAATGGGGCACACCTTTAATTGTAATAGAATCCTCATGTATTGTTGCAATAGGTTCATTAACTATTCTCACATATGCATTTGTGCCAAGTGCATTTGAATATTGTGCTCTAATAGTAGTACTTACGTGAATTTTAGTAACCGACTGTGATTGTCCATCATATCTTTCTAAACTGGAAACAGTATATGTTCCGTCATTACTTGGTGTTCCAATTACTTCAATTGTACTTCCTGCACCAAAAGTACCTCCACCTGTAAGTGAAATAGCTTTTTCATCTTGTAATAGTTCTTTCATAACAATAATATCACTAGATGTTTGCATAGAGTCAATTGGATGTTTTAAGATAGATGTTGTTGTACCCCATTTAACAACCTCGTACTCTTCAGCCGAGAAAAGACCTTGTGGGTTTTTAGTAGCACTATACACACCTCTTGAGCTGTTATCTGGGTTACTTAAAGTTACTGTATTAGAATATTTAATTGGGTCTGTTTTCTTTTCTCTTGGGGCTATATTATTGTACACATAGGGTTTTTGAATATCATAGTAGTAATTGAGAATATCAATTATCATTTGAATACTGACTTCTAATCCTAAATGCAATTGAAAATAAGACCAAAAGAAGTCTTTAACAGTTTCTAAGCCTATAGATGAAGACATATCCCACATTTCATTAGAACCTTGAACGTAAAGGTTTGGCTCTTCATATATTATAGAATGGTCTTTGTAAGTATTAAAATAAATTGATTTTATATATTTACCAGTATCTTCCCAAGTAAAGTGTATACTTGTAATAGGTTCAAGTTCTATAGATAATTGTCTAATTTGTTCTACTGTTACTTGGTTGTATGGAGCAGTAATGTCAAAGATAACTTTAGCTTCTTCAGGTGAATGGGCAACAGTTAGTGTGTCCATGTTTTTAACATAATATGTTTTAGTTATAAAATCGTAACCTACAAAAGTGTTATCATCTACTAACGCTGGTAATTCGTGTGCCATTATATGTCTCCATTTTAGTCTATTTTAAAATATAAGAAAGAAATGCTTGACAAGGTTAAACTTTTATGCTAGTATATTTATATAAAGAATATTGAACTTTGAAAAAGAAAAAATAAATTGAAAGAAAGACTTGACAAGGTTAAACTTTCATGATATTATAAAGATATGGTTTTTGATAGTTGGTCCAATACACACAACTAAATCTCAACTATTTCTCGTTATGAAAGATGTGGATTTCATACGGTTTCCCTAGACCGAACTCTAGGTGGGTTTCAAACGAGGTTCGCCAGAAAACCTGTTCCAAGGACAAGGACTAATTAACCCTCGAGGTTATAACGTCAAGCTCTGGGTTGTGACATCTTGATAGTTCTCGAGTAATAAACCCCATAAGGTCGCTCCTTATGGGACCATGGAGAAAGCTGGGCTAAGATGGCCTTGGTGTCATCTGAGTGGTTCGATTCCATTGTTCTCCTCTAAAGTAACAAGGGGTGTTCATACTTTGTCCCTCTATTCCGAAATGCAAGGTATCGTTGTCATTACGCAGTATGGCAGTCACTACTACTAGAACGTGGGACTTTTGTATAACTTTAGTGGAAAGTTATAGGTGAAGGAAAACAAGCACAAACCCTAGTTTAAGTGTTAGTAGGATAGATAGGCTGGCATGTATACTAAGTAATAAGACGGTGGGGTTGCAAACTCACTGTCTACATGGGACAAACGAATTAGGATGATTCCTATAGCGTGTGAAAAACAGTTAGACTGCGAAAGTCAAACAGTTAGGTCCGAAGGTGCAACTCCTTCCTGTCCCACCTCCATATAAATTAGATAATACAAAACCTCGTCTTTAGCCTTTTCCTTGAGGTTTTCAATATAAACATGTAAAAGGTACGGATTCTATAACGTCAGAGAGTAGAAGGTGAATGTAAAGTGCGACCGACTGCCTTAGCTTTGTCAGATTTCCTAATTGATGGGACACAAAACTAAATTAGGTGACTTTCCGACTAGGGTTCAAGATGAACCCTAGCTCCCCAGCTGGGACATAAGTTAAGTATTAGAAAGAGTTAGAAAAAATAAGGAGAAAGAGCATGAGTAGTATGACTACATCTATTCCGCAACGTGTTGTGGAAAAATTTATTAAATTTAATCAGTTAAAATGGGAAGATTTTACACCAGAACGTATAGCTTCTATTTCAAGAGCAATAGATAGTTTTTATATTCCGGGTGTAGGTATACAAGCTGCTGAAGTATGTCGTCTTTTCTATGTATACAGCCAATCAAGAAAAGTATACGAAGGTATTTGTTTCCATTTGTTCAACTTAGTTGCAACAAAAGATGGTAAAGGTCACATTTACTTTGTTAAGACATCTGAAATAGGTAATACAGAATTCCCTGTTATCCCTAGCAAATGGCATAACCTTGATAAAGTTGTAAGAGATAATAACGAATCTTCAAGTGACAGCGTATCTGTAGCAAGACATTCATTAGAGTCTCAATGGTCTAGTGATTCTGTATCTGCAAGTGTTGACAAATCAGTATTAAATTCTGCTTTATCTGCATTTACTACAGTTTGTTCGCAGTTGTCAAAAATCTTGTCTAAAGTCATTTCCTAATTTAAGTTGAATTAGACATTGTTGGGAGAGGTAGAAATGCCTCTCCTTCTCCTCAAAATATTATTTGAAAGGGAAGTTATGAGAGAGTGTAAATTTTTTCAGTCCGATTGTGGAGACTGCTGGATAGATTTTCCAGATTCATCTTATCCTTGTATTTGTAAAGGTGATTTAGATAATTGTCCACATATAGGTCTTGATGGAAAACCATTGAAAGATGGTGATTTTTGCATTGTAAAGGATTAGTGGTGGATAAGAATACCTATTTTATAGCAGATACACATATAGGGTTTGGAAGTAGAAGAACAGTTGCACAGCGTGGTTTTGGTAGTAATTGGGAAAGACACGAGCAAGAGGTTCGTAATGGTATTAATAGAGTTGTTACAAAACATAGTGTTCTTTATATATTAGGTGATGTTGGTAGCAAAGATGACTATGACCATTTAAAGAAATTTTTGACAAGTTTAAATACCAGACGCATATTTCTTTTATTAGGGAACCATGATGAAGAAAAGAACTTTAAACGCTTAAAAGAAGAGTTTATTATACAAGGGTATGATAAGATAGTACAGGAAAAATGCTATAAAGTACCATTTACATTATGTCATTATCCAATTTTTGAATGGGAAAGTTTTTTCCGTAATGGCATACACCTATTTGGTCACTGTCACAATAAAGTAGACCTCGGCTGGAAGAGCATGGATGTAGGTATTGATAACATTGGGTACACGCCTATATCAGTAGATGAAGTTATGGCTCAGTTAAGTAAATACGATAATGTAGACCGTTATCATAACAAATTAATACTTGACAAGAGATACTGATTGTGATATGATATTTGTATTAAGAAGAGTTAGAAGTGCTGTATATCAGCAAGGAGAAAATATAGTGGATATCAAAGAATCCCTGTTAGAGCTAAAAAATAGCTTATTAGAGGTTATTAAAATAACTGGAAATACTGTAGATAACTTATCAAGACCCCTTTATTTAGTAACGTGTGCTAATTATAACATTAATGGTTGGAATAGAGAAAAAATATTTGAATATGGTAAGGGTTGGTCACAATTAAAAAAAGATGCAATGGGAGCAGATAAGTTATATCAAACAAATCCTATTGTAGTAGTTTCTAAAACTGAAGCTCAAGAGCTTTCTGAAACAGGCATGCTTCAATTAAACCCAGAAATTACACCTCTAAATACAACATTATTGGCTGAATATGCAAAGTTTGTTAGAACTCATAATTATGCACCATCTTATAAAGTATTTCGTAGGTATTGCACAAATGCTACTAAATTAAGAGATTTCTATAAAGATATAGATGATTTAGATAATGACTACAGACGTTGTTATCCTAATGAAGCTAAAGCTAATTTGCTAGATAAAAAGTCTTGGACTGAAGAATATAGAAATGAATTTTATGAAGAATTAAAAAAGCATAAAACATTTATATTTGTTTCAATAGGTAGTTTTTGCACTGTGGACTTTAACTTTTTGTCGAGTCTGAGAGAGTATGCAAATGCGTATAATGCTATGATTATAGGTTTACCTATGTTTAAGCGTTATGATAAAGCATTGTTAGATTTCTGTGTTAATCCTATGGTTAGAGAATATATGTGGGTTACATTTGAAGATATTATGTTAAACAATAACTTGATGGTTCAAATATTAAAATCTAATTGTACCACTAAGTCAACTTTAATTGGTTTAAACCAATTAGTTTCTAAATATGATACTTCAATTATTGTTGCAGGTATAAATCAGCAATTAAAATATATCCCTGTTCTTAAAGATAAAACACCTAATATGATAGCTTCTACAGGGTGTTGTACAGAGTATGAACCTGTTAAAAAAGATGAACCTTTAAGAATACCTACAAAAGCTGAAAAACTTGCTAGGGAAAGATTATCAATTAAAGGTGCTTTACTTGTAGAATTATTTGATGATGAATTATTTTCTGTTAGAAATATTGAAGCGGACGAAACAGGTTCTTTCTATGATTTAGATTGGTATTGTAAACCAGACCGTGTAGAACCTACAATAGCAAACAGAGTATTTATTATTGGTGATTTACATGCACCAAAACATAACGAAATATTGTTAGATGCTAATATCCGTGCTATTGAAAAATTCCATTGCAACACAGTTATATTGCATGATAGTGTAAATATGGCTTATATTAGTCATCATAATGCTGATAAAGCCATTACCAGAGCACAAATTGTAGAAGAAGGTAATGCTGACGTTCTTACTGAAGTAAGAGTATTTGCTGATATATTAAATGATTTGTGTAATACTCCGGGGGTAGAAAAGGTTATTATACCTTATAGTAATCACCCTGCACACTTTGAAAGATTTATTCAAGATATAAGCAGAATGGCTAAAGATGATATTAATCTTCGTACATCTTTGCAAGTAGCATTAGCTATGTTAGACGGTAGAAATGTATTACAATTTATGACTGAAGAATTAATTGGTTTCAGAAATGATAAAATAGAATGGTTAAATGAAGATGAAGGCAAAGAAATATACGGTGTACAAGTTGGTTTACACGGTTCTGAAAAGGTTAATGGTGGCAGATTGACTTCAACTTCAACAAATAATGCATTTGCTAAAACTGTTCTTGCTCATAAACACAGTGCAGGTATTGATGGTGATACTATTACAGTTGGTATCGCTTGCGAAAAGGAACAGGGGTATAATCATGGGTTATCCTCTTGGACGGAAAGCAGTGCTATAGTTCACCCTAATGGTACTGTTCAATTATTGACTTTTGTTAATGTGAAAGGAGAATACAAATTATGGCTTTAGTACGTGTTTGCGACCATTGTATGAAACTAATTGAAGACAAAGATTATATAAATATAGACTATGAAAAGCACTTAGAAGGGAGTATATTAGGCTCCCGAATAAGTGTGACTCTATGTGAAGAATGCTTTGAAAAAGAGTACGGTAAAGGTCATTTAGAAGCTATGATAAGTGGATATTTAGCTTCTAAATGGAAGAAAAAAGTTGAAGCAGAAGATATAGGAGAAAAAGATGAAGCGTGAAATAATTGCATTTGTAGGAAGACAGGGTTCTGGTAAGTCTTATCAAGCCAGCCAGCTTGTTAAAGAAAGGGGTTTTAAGAAGTTGTCATTTGCAGACCCTTTGAGAGAAATTGCTTTTAATATTATTGGTATGGACTTTGAAGAAGGTATGAAAAAATATGACGAATTAAAGCGTACTGAGATTATTAATGGATTAAATTTCAGAAATATCCTTGAAAACTTAGGTGCATCAGTTCGTAAATTTGATGAAGACTTCTGGGCTAGGGCTTTAGTTAAGAATATACAAGAAACAGCAAGCAATATTGTTATTGATGATATGCGTTATCCGAATGAGTTTATTGCTATTAGAAATTATTGTAATAGCACTAATTCTGAATTTAATGCGTATTATTGTAATTATAAGTCGGAAGTTTATGAGGAACAGAATCCCCATGAATCAGCAGCTTTAAGTAATTACCTTGCATCTGTTGGTTATAATGACTTACAGTTAATTGATATTAAAGACATTTTTAGTTTCAATATATCTGTGTTAAAGAAACAGAAAGTGATAAATGATGTAGAATCTCCTGTAATTAACCCAGCAGTCAGAAATATGAAACAAACCAGTGATAGTGTATTAGCAATGTTAAAAGGGTTAAAGGCATAATGAATAAAGTAGTTGCGAAGATAAATGAAGTGCGTGAACACATATCAGATTTTTGTATCTATGATATGTTTGGTTTCCGCAGGTTATACGAAAAAATAACAGGTACGTTTGCATACCTTATATTTATATGGAAACACGACATTTATAGAGAGTGGGATTTCTGGTATTTATATCAATTAATACAGTTTAAATTAGAAAGAATGGCTACACAATTAAAAGAAGACGACTTTGTAATTGATTCTGAAGAAAGATTTAATGAAATAGTAAAAGCACTTGCTTATCTTCACATCTATGAGCACTCTGAAGATGGTGATTATGACCATAATAACATTGATATGGTTAGAGAAATGTATAAGCAACAACAGGACGCTTGGAATGGTTTCCATGATACATTGAAAGAACATGCTCAAAAATGGTGGTCCTAATGTTTGAATTTTTAAAAAGATTATTTTGTAAACATAACTATGGCATGGTTGGTACTTGGAGTTGTACTTATTCCTATAATGGAAAAAAAGAAACTCCTGTACCTGTATATTTCTTTGAATGTACTAAATGTCATGCCAGAAAAGTAATAAAAGATAGTGATATGTATTATACAACTCATATTTCTAAATTAATAAGGTTATGGTTAAAGGGTCAAATAATAGTTGACTTCAAAGATGACGGTAGGGTAGTGATTAGAGGTTACCGAGACAGCTATGACGAAAATAATTAATTTGTATGGTGCTCCCGGCAGTGGAAAAAGCACTATAGCTTCTGGTCTATTCTTTCATATGAAGATGGCTGGAATTAATGTAGAACTTGCAACTGAATACATTAAGAGTAAGGTGTTTGAAGAAAACCCATATCCTTTTAAAGACCAGTTATATTGCTTTGCAAAGCAACACAAAAAGCTCCGTGAGCTGAATGGTAAAGTTGATTTTATCATAACAGATAGCCCTTTGTTGATGTCATTAGTATATAATTCAACAGAGGTTCCATTGTTTAATGAGCTGGTTTTACAATATTATAACCTTTATGATAATATAAACTTCTTGCTTACAAGACAACATGCTTACCATACAGAAGGGAGAAAACAGACAGAACAAGAGGCTGACAAAGTAGGTGCTCAACTTGAAGCGTACTTAAAGCAGTATAATATAGACTACAAGACGCTTCCAAGCAATGAGTCCATGTATAACATATTACAGATACTTTATAGGAGCATGCCGAATGAGTAAAGAAATAGAAAGAAAGTGGTTATTTGATTATAATATGTACTTTGAAGAGTTGGAGTCATTAATATACTTCCAACCATGTGTTGATATTAAAGATTATTATTTTAATAATTACTGTCGCTTGCGTAATATAGGTGGTTGTTGGTACATAACAGTTAAATCTGATGGTGACTTAATCCGGGAAGAATATGAATTCCCTGTTTACACTGATGATATTGATTTTTTACCAACTCCAATGCTAAAGAAAACAAGGTATTTTGTTAAGGTTGATGAGTTGCAGTATGAAATTAATGTGTTTAAAGATATATTTTTAGGACCTTTTCCGTTAATTACAGTTGAACTTGAAATGCCAAGCCCTTCAATGGTAATAGAAAAATTACCTGCTTTCTGTGGTGAAGATGTTACAAAGGACACAAATTTTTATGGTTATAGTCTCTTTAAGCAGGTTCAGAAAGCTACTGAAGGCATGTTAGAAGGACCTTATAAAAATAATGTTGTCCAGTTTAGAAAAATACTTGACAAGAACAAATAGTTTATGATATATTAAGATAAGGAAGTAAGGAGAGCATAATGGGTGCTAAATTAAGAAAAGAAGAGATTATACACAAGATAAATGAATTTGGTATTAAACTTGATGAAGGTATTAAGTGGACCAACGATAAAATGATAAAGAAACTAGGCTATGCATTTTTGAATAGCGAAGATGAAGATGTAAATTCGTTTGGTGTTAACTATGTTCAGAGTTTAGAAACAGTACAGCTCTGTAAGCACATGAAAGATGAAATAAATAATTTTACTCAATCACCTTTACAGTCTGACAATTTTATAGCAGAATTTAAGAATAATGGTTGTCGTGTAATAACAACATATTCTCCAGAAGAAGGTTTTAGATTCTTTTCAAGAAATGAAACTACAACTGATTTCTTAAATAATGAGTTCACTAATAAATTAGTCTTTATAAAGAATGGTATAGTAACTAAAGGTTCAGACTATATTAATAAGTTTCCATGTCGTTTTGTACTTGACGGAGAACTATTAGTTGATGATTATGATATGAACTTTGAAGGTGTACACTATGAAAACCTTGAAGATTTCTTGCAGGGTATATTAAGTTCACTTCCTCAAAGAGCAATTAATTATCAGATGGACGGACACCCTATCCGCATTGTGGTATATGATATAATGTATTTTGAACCAAACCCAAGTGCTGAACCACCTATATTTAAGTTTGATTTTAAGAGTTCAGATAGAAAGTTGACTAATGAAGAGGTTGAATGGGTGGTTGCTACATTTGAACCTTATTTAGATGATTGCGGTTTTAAAAAGAAATATGATAAAACAACTCAATTATTGTTCAATTTCTTATATTCCTTGAAAGACCTACCAAAGTATGATATAAGAAGATTGCCATTCTACAAACGTAGGCAGGCACGTAGAAAAGTATTGGAAGTATTGGGAAAGGTAAATTTACCATTTGTGGAGACTGACGGTGAGGATAATTTTAAGATAGATTATCTTGATAATGTCCTTAGAAGTGGTGGTGAAGGTGTGGTAGTAAAGTGCCTTGATGCACCTTATATATCCGCACTGAAGTCATCACGGTCACATAAAGCAGCAATGAAGGTAAAGCAGAAAGTATCTGAAATGATGAAAGAAGACGGTGAAGCACTTGATTTTGATGTGTTCATAACAGGTGCAAACCCTCCAAAGTCTAACCGTATTAAAGACATGATAGGTGCTTTGAAGTGTTCTGTATATCTTGAAGATGAATTTGGCGAAACTGTAGAGCATGAAATAGCTAATATTTCTGGTATTCCTCATGAATGGAAAAGAAAATTAGCCTTGGTTAAGGAAGACGGTACAATAACATTAAATCCAGAATACCTTGGTAAGGTTATTGCGATTGATGGCATGGCACTTTCTCACACTTCATTAAGGTTCCAGCATGCTGTTCTTAAAGAAAAGAATGGTGTTGTATTTAAAGATAAAAATGCTGTAGACTGTGTTTGGACAAGAGAAGCTCTTGAAAAAATGGTTATTGTGAGAGGGTATGAATAGTGGATATTAGAGTATTGCAAGCAAGGTTAGAAAGCTGTGTAGTTGGTTATGGTGATTATGCAGATGTTGATAACTTATTAAATAACTTAAAACAAATAATAGAAGATATAAACACAGAAATTACTTATAGTAATCAGACTATTGATAGTGGTAGAGTTGCTACTATTGTAGAAGATTTACGTTCATCATACTTTACACTTATTGAACAGTATGAAGCTATACCAAAGACAACTTCTACATTGGTTCAAAGAGCAGATAAAGCGGATGAAATACTTACTACTAATGTAAAGATATGTAATTATCTTTCATTTGCAATAGCACGTAATCTCAACAGTACTAATCTGGATGTAAAAAGGAGTATACCTATACTTCAGTCTGAATTAGAAAATTACCGTAAACAGAATTACTCTTGGGGTTATATTTTACAGAATTTGATAGTTGATAAAAAAGCACAACTAAAGGATAATGATGGCTAAAAAGAAGAAAGAGTCTAAAAAAGATTTCGTCATGTCTGTTAAAGATATGCCTGTTAATATAACATGCCTTGCTATTGATGACCAAATGCTCGTTGATGCTTTAAAACTTGTTTTAGCTGATTACAATATCTACAATTTAGATAACGAGCAGGTTAAAGGTCTATTTTATGCCTTAATGGGACATATGATTAAATATTTAGATACTTATCCGGGGCACTACTTCAAATTAGAGTTTCTGGATATATTTAAAGATGATAAGAATTTACTTTGTATTAAAGGTAGTTCTGATTATGATGAAGGTTTGGTTGACGCAGACCTTATTTATAATAGATTCTGTAGTGAACAACGTAAGAAAGAAGAACTTGAGCATGCACTTGACATCTTTGCACAGTCTTTTGTTAAAAAAAGAGAGAGAAAATATGTTAAGGCACGTAACCTCTCAACCCTTATAAGACAAAGGGAAGAGATATATAGTGATGCAGCCAATATCACCAGAGAGATTAAAGGTTCAAGAAAGTATAAACAATATGTTATGAAACAGCGTAAGGAGAAAGAGAAAGAAGTCCGTATTGAAGCTAATAAGAAGCGTAAAGCATGTTTTGCTTCTAATGCAGATTTAGTTCTCCGTAAACAATATGCTGAAGAGTATGCACAACTTGAATTGCAACTGCGTAGACAGTGGGTTCAAGATAAAAATAATTTTCCTATTGAAGGTCTTGACAATTAGAATATTTCATGATATACTATAGGAAAAGAAGAGTTAGAAGAGTAGCCACATTGTAGTGGCATAAAATTAAGGAGAAAGAGAAATGGCAAAGCCTAAAAAATTAGGCGAGACTCAAGCTCTCGCTACAAACAATGAAGGTAAAGAGTATTTCCAGTCTAAATATTCCTTGAAAAATAAGGCTGGTGGTTCTGAAGGTTTAGTAATTGGACAAGAAATTTACTGCCTACCACTAGTAAAAGACGGTGTCTTTGAATTTTCAGTTCATGCTGTTAAACCGAGAGGACAGCAAGGTTTCAAGAATAATAAGTATGCAACATACATTCCTTGTCATGGTGTAAATGAAGAAACTGGTGAATACAATAATACCTGCACTTGTTGTCAATTAGCTCAACAAGAATGGGACAAATTTGTTGCAGGTGGTAAAAAAGGTGAAACTATTATTTCGTTTAAAAATGCGAGATATTATATTCCTATTTTATTGCTCGGTAATGAATCTGGAACTAAAGCAGCTACTAACATCCCTGTTACTAAATTAACTATGACAGGCAGAGATTACAGCTACTTAGAATTTGGTCAAAAGAGCTTTAATGAAATTATTACTAGTTTCAAAGAAAACTTAGTAAACACTGGTAAAATTGAATATGGTTTACAAGGTGCTGACCTTGAAAATGCTGTAATGGCAGAACTCCAAAAGCACATCTTAAAGATTTCAATTAATAAACCAGATGGATTTGGAAAACATAAGAAAGTATTTTCTTTCATTCCGTTTGAAAATAAGGCTATCGGAGCTGAAACTGGTTCTTATAAGAATATTACAGAAGGATTAGCACGTGCACCTAAACTTCAAGCTGAAGTTGATGAATACTTAACTAAATTCGCTGAAGAAGTTGATAATTTCTTGACTGATTGGACAGATGAAGAACTCATTAACTATGTTAATGGTGCTAAAACTGTTACAACAACAGCTTCAGCACAACCAGTTCAAACTGTAACAGCTCCTCCAAAGGAAGAGCAAGTAGTTATTGAAGATAACACTGTCACAACTACTGAAGAAGACTTCGGTTTTAATGATGATATTAATGAAGAAGACATTGATGTTCCTACATTAGGTGCTGGTCCTTCTGAACCTACAGTAGCAGTAAATAATGCTACTGTAAATGTTGATGAAGATGACTTGTCATTTGATATGGGAGAGGATGATTTCTTTGGTAGCGAAGAATAAGAATACTCTGTTATCCATAGGTATCGACCCCGGTACTAAAAATGGTGCAATAGCCATAGTAGATGATAAACTTAATATCATCTACTTGGCAAAGGCTCCATACATATCAGTTGATACTTCAAAGATGGTTAAACCAAAGTTGAATAAGGAAACTGGTAAATATGAAAAGGCTTACAAGCAGAAAAGTTGGACAGATTTTAAGAAGTTAAGGGAGATATTCCTGCCTTATGTGGGGTTTAAACTTATTCTAACTATAGAAAAGGTTCAACCAAGAAGTGCAGAATACGAAACAAATTCTTTTATATTTGGTAATTCTTTAGGAATATTTGAAGGGCAATATTCGTTACTTAATCCCATAGCTTTTTATGAACCTCGTCCAATTACTTGGAAACAAGAAATGAAGGTTACTTCTGATAAGGAAGAATCTGTTATAATGGCAGAAAAACTTTTCAATTGTGACCTTAAAGAATATATTAAAAGTGGAAAGAAAGATGATGTGGCTGAAGCCCTATTACTCGCTTTCTACGGTTTTAGAAAATACTATAGTGAGGTAGAAGAAAATGGCGACAGCTAAGAAAACTACAGCAACAAAGAAAAAAGTAGACGTTGCTAAAGAAGTGGCAGAATCTACAAATGATAAAAAATTTGAAACTACATATTTGCAAACAGCATGTGCAGGTTTAGATTTAGCACTAACAGGAGGTCGTGGTGTACCTATGGGTAGCAATATTATGTTATTTGGCTTGCCGGGGCATGGTAAAACTACTTTAATGGGTGACGTTATAACTCGTGTTTTAACACGGCATCAAAAAGAGGGTGTACCTTTCCGTGTCCATTATATTGATTCAGAAAATTCAATGGAGCTTTTGAGGTCATTAGGTGTTATGGACTTTGTTTTTGATAATGAAGAATATCACCCTCAACAGGTTATATATCACCCCAATGTAAAGACTTTTGAAGAAATAGAAGGTATATTTGACCGCATAGTAGGTACTATTAAAGATGGTAAAGTTACTGTTAGTGAAAAGGACCCTTGGAGAAGGGATATTAAACTTATTTTCGTTGATAGTGTAACTAACCTTATTGCTGAATCTCAACTGGAAAATAAAGTTGATAAAGCAGACTTTGGTGATAATGCTAAAGCACGTAAGAAACTTTATTTAAAATATTTAGCACGTTTACGAGATTTTGGTGTAACTAATTTCTGGTCAACTCAGATGGCAGTTAATCAAACAAATGGCATGGCTTTTGCTGAAAAGGAAAGACCTGCAATTTCTAAATTTGATGAACACAATATGGAAATTATTGCAAAGCTCGTTAAATGCACAGATTCTAAACGTACTGAATTGAAAAAGGTTAAGATTAAAACACTTGATGGTGTAAAAGAAGTGCAGACTCGTTACATAACAACCATTTATCCGGGGCAAGCAAACCATACAAAGAACAGGTTTGGTCAAACTGTACCTGTTGAAATATTGGTTGCTCCCGGCAGAAAAATTCTTAATGGGTTTACAATTAAGAATGTACTTGAATTACAAGGTTGTATTAAAAAGTTGGAAGGTTCAATGTGGGCTATTTCTGATGATTTAGTTGCATTCCTTGGTGATGATGTGCTTGCAAATATAAACACTAAGAATGTTTCAGATGAAGAAGTGAATAGTTTATGCTCACAAAACGCAGGTAAATTAGTATTTTATATGCAAGACAGAGAAATATATTCACCTGTAGCAAAAGGAGTCGAAGTAGTTAAAGATGACGGATTCTGCTAAAAAGAATAACTTAAAGGTGGACTTGGAGAACTTTCAAAGTATCTCCAATGCCTCCCTTGAGTTTATACAAGGCATAAATATTATAGTAGGACAGAGCAATTCTGGTAAGAGTGCTATTCTTAGGGCTATTAAAGGGGCAATAATGAACCCTAGTGGCTCACAGAAGTATATTAAGAATGGGACAAAAGGTTTTAAAGTTGGTTTGGAATATGAGGGGAATAAAGTGGAATGGTCCCGTAATTCCAAGTCTCCTACCTATACTGTGAACGGAGAAGAATATCAGAAGGTGGGTGGCTCTAGCTTGGTTGACATATTAGACAAAAGTGGGTTTGTTCTATATGAAAACAAGGAGCTTATGAATATAGAAAGTGAACTGGAGCTACCTTTCCCTTTTGATAAGAGTAACGCAGAACTGTTTAAGCTCTTTGAGAAAAACATATTTTGTGTGTCTGATTCCACTGCTATTACTAAATTAATTAAAGCAGATGAAGATGAGGTAGTTAAAAATAGGGAACAAGCCAATTACGAACTTGATAGATACAAAAATAAACTTCAAGCAGTCATGGACTTGGAAGAAGAAATTGATATTGACAAGTTGACAAATGGCAGAAATCTTATTGCCAAGCTATTTAAAGACAAAGATAATTTATCGCTTGACATAAATTCGTTAAATGATATAATTGTCTTAGGGCGAATGCTTGCCAAAGCAGTCCAAACAGTTGAGGTTAATTTAGGTACTCTGCACGATTATACCGACCTCGTTGCAGACTTAAAGAAACTCAACGAAATAAGGGGTGTGGGGAATGTCTTAAAGGCACAACCCACAGCTTCTACCCCTATGGTCTTTGATGTAGATAGGTATTTAGAGCTAGGAGAAGCTGTAAGTCAAGTAGAACACGCATTACAGGTAGAATTAATTCTAAGCCCACTAGAAGCCCCTACAACGAAAGTAATAGGTGAAGAATATACTTCTTTGCGTAACGACCTTAATACACTTTCTCGTTTATGTGAGCAGGCTCAGAATTTACAAAAAGACCTTTCCGACATTAAAGATGAAATCTCTAATTTGGGAGAACAGAAAAAGAAATTTAAAGTATGCCCATTGTGTGGTGGTGAATTAAATGAGTAGAGAAGAAGGTTTACAACATATTCATAACTTAATGCATGTGTTTATTGAGGGGGTTGCAGCTGGTATCTACACTGATATTGAAGATGCACAAGAAGATGCACGCCAATACCTTGCAATGGAACAAGCAGTGGAAAAATTATCCAAATGGAATGAAAATAGTAGTGTGCAGGACCTTGCTAATATATTTGACGGAATTCAACGTAGCATGGAAGTTCAAAAAGCACGTGAAAAAGAAGATGAAGAGTGGCGTGATATACAAACCATGCCAACTATGAATACAGGAGAAGAATAGATGCTAAGTAACTCTGAAATTGAAGAGTACAAAAAGATAGTTGATAAGTTTAATAAAGCCGTTTCTGACGAGAATGCTATGCAAGCTCAACTTGCTGTAATTAAAAAGCAAGCACAAGAGATATTGCAGAAGTATGGCTGTAAGAAACTTAGTGAAGTATCTGTACTCAAGGAAAAGTTGGAAGGTATGGAAGCTGAAATTAAGAAGAGTCAAGAAGACATGCTTGCATACATTGAACAAGTAAATAAGAAGAAGGAAGAAAAAGATAGGATTCTGATGAATTAATGGATATACTAACGACTATAGACTATAACATTAAAAACTTTAGTGATATACTTAGCCGAAAGGCTATCTACGAGAGTGAAATAGAGAAGAGAGAGAAAGAGGTTGAGCAATACTCTGAAAGACTTAAGTTTCTCAAAGGTTCAAAGGAATTGTACCTTAAAGCCGTTGATATACTATACCAAGAGTCAATAGGAGTATTGCAAGATACCTTAGACACCGCATTGCAGTATGTAATGAATGACAAAGATTACTCTATTAAATTAGAATTGGAAGATAAGAGAGGTACTAAGTCTTTGAACTTGGCTCTTATAGACAATTCTAAGGGGTTTGAAGTTGATTTAAAAGACGGTGTTGGTAACGGAATAAGAGCTATTATTTCCTTTGTACTTAAAGCGTACTACCTTGTGAATGAAAACAGCCGTGTATTGTTGTTGGACGAAAAATATTCACAGATTAGTGCACAGTATGTACCTTACTTTATGACATTCTTGAAGAAGTTCACAGAAGAAAAGGATTTTATCATTGTCATGATTACGCATGACACTAGGTTTATGAACTATGGTGACAAGGTGTATGTTGTAGCAGATGGTAATGTACAAGAGGAAAATATTGATGGCGAAGACATTAACGGAACAAATTAGTTTAATAAAAGCGTTAACAGTAAGTATTTTAACTTATCATAGTGCAACTTTATCAGTACACGATAAGGCTACTACAGTTGCCATATATAACCTCATGGACGATATTCTACTTGACAGAGTAAGCACTAAACATAATACTTTGGAAGAAATTGTTGATACTCGCTTGATGGAATATTCCATTTTGTTAAGCAAGTCAAATAATTCTGAGGTTAAAAGGTTAAATAAATTAATTAAAGGTGGTATAAAATGGTAACAAGAGAAGAGTTTAAGAAGTATATTGGGCATATTCAAGCTCAAATGGCTAAAGATGACGTGCTTTCAGATGTACTAGTATGTGAAGATACAACAGGCTGGGTAAGCACAGCAGCTGAACTGGTTGATGATGTTATTGAACTTATTTCTAATGGTATTAAAGGTGAAGCAACAGAAGACTGGATAAGTTGGTGGTTGTGGGAAATTGACCATGAAAAACCAGAGGGAGACCGTAATAACCATGTTTGGATTACGGATGAAACAGATGGTGAAACGTATAAATACACTATTGAAGATTTAGATGATTTGTATTCTTTAATTGTTGATGAATATGATGCAATTAAAAATAGAGTTCAAGAAGACATGCCAGATTTAGGTGTGCAACCTACTATAGAACACCCAAATTTCACTAATGAAACATTATATGATGTA